AGGAATGAAAATTATAGAATAGGATCATAATGGCACTAACTAGAATTCCAGCACCAGCAATAGCAGATGTTCGTGAACCGAACTTCAGGAATATTGTAATTAATGGAGATATGGCTGTTGCACAAAGAGCAACTTCAGCAACTTCTATTACTGCAAGCGGCTATCATGCAATAGATAGATACTCTAATGATATCAGTAGTGCTGGAACTTGGACAATATCTCAAGACACAGATGTACCTACTGGTCAAGGTTTTGCTAATTCTTTAAAAATGGATTGCACAACAGCCGATAGTTCTTTAGGTGCTGCAGATTATTTAACTCTCAATCAAAAATTTGAAGGTCAAAATTTACAATATTTAAAAAAAGGAACTTCATCTGCTCAAAGTTTAACATTATCTTTCTGGGTAAAATCAGTATTAACAGGAACTTATTGTGTTAATTTAATAGACCAGGACAATAGTAGAGAAATAGATAAATCATACACTATTTCATCAGCTTCAACTTGGGAAAAGAAAACTATAACTTTTGCTGGAGATACGACAGGAACTTTAGATGATGATAATGCTAAAAGCTTAGAGGTGCTTTGGTGGTTAGGAGCTGGAAGTAATTATACATCTGGATCTTTACAAACATCTTGGGGTTCAACTGTAACTGCCAACAGAGCTGTGGGACAAGTTAACCTTGCAAATAGCACATCTAATAATTTTTGGATTACAGGAATACAATTAGAAGCCGGTTCGGTGGCCACGGATTTTGAAGTAGTTCCTTATGATCAAAATTTACAAAGATGTTATAGATATTATGAAATGATGGCTGATGGACGACAAGATGCTGATGCTATTATTGCGTTAGGTTTTGTTTATCAAACAAACGTTATCTCTTTAGCTTATCAATGGCATCCAAAAAGATCCACACCTTCAATATCCCAATCTAGTGGAACCAATTATTTTAGATATCAAAGAGATGGTGGAACAGAAGATTTTGATTCTATTAAAATATATATTCCAAATGCTAACACAGGATTAATTTATTCAGATGATAATTTTACGGGCACAGATGATGAAAATGGCTGGGCTCAAATAAATAATGCGGCTGCTTATGTTGCTTTAAGTGCGGAGTTATAATGATAGATACAGTTACAAAATATTATTTAAATGGTCAACACGCAGGATATATCGTTACTCATACAGATAGTAATATTCAAGAATCAGTTCCTGTAGCAGAAGACAATACAGATTACCAAGCAATTCAAGAATGGGCCAAGATAGAGGGCAATAACATCATCGACAACGGAGCGTAGACCATGCTCTTAGGAAGTAGTTCTTTTGCTGGGTTACCCTTTGCATCTATTACCAATGAAAATGATGTAACTATTAATGTTACTAAGAATGAATTATCAATTAGTATTGGTAATCCTGGAATTACAGCCGACTCTATCACCGAAGTACCTGATGGAAGTCAGGTTACCCTAGGCACAGGGACAGTTACTCTTACTGCAGATGCTAACGTTACAGCACTTAAAAACGAACTAGTATTAGGTACTGGAACAGTTACGGTTAGCGCAGGAGCTACTGTTTCTCCTAGTGGAAATAGTCTTGTAATTTCAAGTGGAACTGTTACAATAACAGCTGACGCAACTGTTGATCCTACAGGAAGTACTCTTACGCTTTCTACTGGAACGGCACAAGCGATAACATGGAGCGAAATTATACCAGGGGCTACTATGGTATGGACACCAATAGACCCAACTTAATATTATGGCATCAACTTATTCAACAAACGCACAATTAGAGTTAATCACAACTGGTGAAAAAGCTGGTTTGTGGGGAACAATAACTAATACAAATTTACAAATCATGGAACAGACATCCACCGGGGTTTTAGATGTGGATCTATCTGCAGGGAGTTCTACTCTTGTCTTAACTGATGGAGCAACTTCTACAGGAAAAAACGTATACTACAGACTTTATGGTACTTTAGCAGCTAACAGAACGGTTACTATGCCGGCTACTGCTAAAAGAGTTTGGATCATGAAAGATGAGACGGTTAGAGGAACATCAAATAGAACTTTAGGGGTTTTAACTGCTTCTGGAACTGAACAACCTATCCCTCCAGGTGCTACTGTTTTATGTAAATCTAATGGCTCCGAAACAGTTGTAACGATTCTTGAAAAAGGATACGCAACTATCACTAATTCCAATAGTCCTTACACTGCTGTTGCAGGCGCACAGATATTGGCGAATACAACTACTTCAACCATTACTATTACTTTACCTTCAGCTGCTTCTGCAGGTGATGAAATCGCTATCACCGATGCAAGAGGTACCTTTCAATCTAATAATGTAACCGTAGACCGAAACGGGTTAAAAATTAATAGTGGGACTTCTAATTTAATCCTAAGTAATAATGGTCAATCTCTTACTTTAGTTTATGTAGACTCTACTAGAGGCTGGGCATACAAAAGTAATTATACTTCATAGGAGCTAAAAGATGTCGCTCTTTGAAATGAAATTTCAGCCGGGTGTCGACAAGCAGGATACTGCTGTTGGAGCAACCGATCGTTGGATAGATTCAGATAATGTCAGATGGAGATATGGTCTTCCAGAAAAAGTGGGAGGATGGTCTTCTTTATTAACCGATACCATTGTAGGTGTCGCCAGAAAGCAACATGCCTTTGTAGATAATGATGGCAATAAATATGTAGCAATTGGTACGGATAAATTTTTACTTATCTATTTTGAAGGAACTCTTTACGATGTAACACCTTGGCGTTCTGATAATACTGGGGCGCAAATCGAATTTACTAGTTCAACATTAGCAACAGATAGTACTACAGTTAAAACCTGTACAATTACTACAACATCAAATCATAGTTTAGAAGTAGGAGATATTATTGTTTTAGATAGTGTCACCTTACCAGGTAGTACAGGTCTATCAGCAACTGATTTTGAAGATAAAAAATTTCAAGTCTTATCTGTTCCAACTTCTGTAACTTTTACTATTAACTCTTTAAATCAAGCTTCTTCGGTGGTTAGCACTGGTGGAAGTATGAAAGTTCAACCTTATGCAACTGTGGGTCCAGCTGCTCAAACTTATGGATATGGATTTGGTGTAGGAAATTTTGGAGGAACCATATCTGGAGTTCAAACCGATGAATTAGATGGAGCGTTATTAGCTGATACCGCGGGTACAGGAGGAGTGGGTACAAGTGTGGCTTTAGATTCAGCAACAGGATTTACAACTTCCAACGGAACTATTCTTGTCGATAGCGAATTAATTTCTTATACAGGAGTTTCCACTAATAATTTAACAACGATTACTAGAGGAGCTTATGGAACAGCTGTCTCTGGTACAACTGGAAGTGCTCATAGTGATGCAGCTACCGTATATGATGCAACCAATTATACTCAATGGGGAAATGCGGTTAATGCTTCTGACGTTACACTAGAACCAGGTCTCTGGTCGCTAAGTAACTGGGGTGAAGTTTTAGTTGCAACTATTGCTAACGGTAAAACATATACTTGGAACTCAGGTGTAAGTGGATCTGCTAGATTTACGACTAAAGCCTCTGGCTTAACTACTAATTATGTAACAGCCATTAGTGGAAGTTCGGGAAATCCAACAGCCAGTAGAATGACTTTAGTTTCTCCAACTACTCGACACTTAATTCATTGTGGGACAGAAACAACTATTGGTACAGCATCTACTCAGGATGATATGTTTATTCGATTTTCGGATCAAGAAGCTATTAATACTTTTGCACCGACTGCTGATAATAGTGCTGGTACGCAACGTCTTCAAGACGGAACTAAAATTATGGGGGCTATTAAAGGAAAAGAAAATATACTTATCTGGACTGATAATGCTTTATATTCAATGAAATTTGTGGGCGCTCCATTCACCTTCGGCTTTGAACAAGTAGGTACCAACTGTGGTCTTCTTGGTCAAAATGCGGTAGTTGAAATTGATGGGGTAGCTTATTGGATGGGAAATAATGGTTTCTTCTCTTTTGATGGTACTGTTAATACTTTATCCTGTGCAGTAGAAGACTATGTGTATAATGATTTTGATACAACTAAAGGACAACAGGTAAGCGCAGGTATTAATAACTTGTTTACAGAAGTTGTTTGGTATTATCCTAGTCAAGGTGCAACCTATAATGACAAATATGTAGTATTTAATTATGGAGAAAAAACTCAACTCCCTACAGGAGTATGGTATACAGGAGTTAATACAAATTCCATTAGAACCACATGGATTGATTCTATTGTTTATCCTAAACCTTACGCAACACAATTTAATAGTTCGGCAACAGGAAGTTATCCTAGTATTATTGGAGAAACAGGACTAGGACAAAGTGTATTTTTTCAACATGAAATAGGGACAGATCAAATTAATCCCGATGGAAGTACTACAGCTTTAACTTCTTCGCTACAATCTTTTGATTTTGCTATTCAAACCCAAGAAGGAATGGGAGAATATTTTGTTGCAATGAGAAGATTTATTCCTGATTTTAAAACATTAACAGGTAAGGTTAGAGTGGTAGTAGGAATAAAAGATTATCCTTCTAATTCAAGTACCGATAGTACCTTAAGTCCTTTTAATGTTTTACCAAGTTCAACTAAATTTGATACAAGAGCGCGAGGAAGATATGCTAATATACAAATTGAAAATGTAAACGCTGGAGAAGACTGGAGATATGGTACTTTTCAAGTTGATGTTCAAGCGGATGGGAGAAGATAATGGCAAAAATAGTAGTAAGATTACCAGAACCTAGAAAAGAATATACCGAAGATAACCAAAGACAAATTAACAGAGCTATCAGTTCGGTTATAGAACAATTAAATTCAACCTATATGCAGCCTGATAAAGAGGACCAAGAAAGGTTTAATTTCTTTTTAACATAATGGCTAACATATATAAAAATATTCAAGCAAAAATTACTCCGGCGGGCTCATACCATGATATGTATGAAACACCGACAGAGACTACTTCCTTAATTAAAAGTATTAAACTTTTTAATACCCATAGTGGAGCCCTAGACGTAGATATTAAAATATATGATGCTTCAGCTACTACGGATTACGAGTGGGATAAGGTTGGTATAAACGCCAGTGGAAGTATTGATTTATTAACCTTTAATAATATAATTATTCTCGAAGCAGGGGATAAAATTAAGATGCAATGTGCCACAGGAAATGTTATAAAAATGA